AAGCAAAAAAAATCGTTACGCATCCCGATGATTTTACTGGACGTGATGTAAAGCAAGCACAGGAAACGATTGAAATTTTTGAACAGAATTACAGCGACATGATCGGCTTATTCAATGCCACCGCAACAAGTAGGCAGCTAAATGTACCAGAGTACAACGATGAGATTCCTTTTTAATTCGCAAACTAATTAATTGAGAAACCGCAATTCGGTTCTCTATGATGCTTGATTAATAGTTGGTTTAACAAGTGGTTAAAGAAAACGCCACCTGTTTTTACGGGTGGCTCATTTTGAAATTCTTGGTTCCGTTTATCATAGGTTTTACAATGTGGATTTTGGGTATGGCCCTGTTATTCTTAGCGGGGCACAAATTGAAAAAGTTATTTGAAATAGTTGTGGTTGGTATCGGGGGATAGTTGCATCGCACCTGTTCATAAGTTATAAGAGGAGGGCCGTCTTAAGCGAATGATGCTACCAACCACTTCACTTTAGTTCTTTGATCCGTAGCTGCGAAGGATCGAAATATGCCGCAGGTAACCGTGTAGCATCCTTGGGGAAGGTAATGCACGGTGTTAAACGAAAAAGGAGGGCGGTAAAAAATTCAATTAGTGCTGAATAAATAGCCGCCCTTTTAAAAACCAAAACCATGTGGATTCTGCAAAACAAAATAACAGACGAATTTTTTTGCGGATGGAGTTCTGAAAATTTCATCCAAACAACCAGGAAGAAAGAACATGCTGAACACTACATCATGTGGACGGATGCAGCAGAAGATCGAAGGTTGTTGAGTAATAGCTGGGTAATGATACCGGCTGATGAACAGTAAATTTTAAATACAAATACAATGTCAAAAATTAGAAAGCCTCACGAGCTTAACGTGGTAACAAATTTGAAATGTCTGATTTACGGACAACCAGGATTAGGTAAAACAACATTTGCACTATCTGCACCAAATCCAATTCTACTTGATTTCGATAGTGGTGTACACCGTGTAAATCCATTACACCAAAAAGACACGCTGCAAATTGAAAGCTGGCAAGACTGTTTGAATGAATTGAACGAAGGAACATTTAACGCTTACCAGACAATCATTATCGACACAGCCGGAAAGATGCTGGATTATTTGGGAGCGTGGTTAATTCAGAAAAATCCAAAGCTGGGCAAAAGCAATGGTGCATTATCGCTGCAAGGATATGGTGAACGTAAAATGGAGTTTTCCAATTTCATTAAGCGATTGAGCACAATGGGCAAGCACATCATTTTTATTGCTCACGAAAAAGAAGAGAAGGACGGAGATATCAACTACAAACGTCCTGAAGTTGGCGGATCAAGCGGCAACGATTTGTACAAAGAACTTGATTTGATTGGCTACATGGAAGCAATCGGTAAGAAAAGAACCATTTCTTTTCTTCCACAGGAAAAGTATTATGCAAAAAACGCCTGTGGCCTAAATGAAACAATCGAATTGCCGGAATTAAAAGAAGGTGCCGCAAATGATTTCTTTACAAAGAATATCGTGCAACTGTACCAGCAAAGCCTTGTGGAAAGAAAAGAAAAGGTATCAGAGTACATGCAACTGATGGAAGTGATTGACGAAAAAATTGAAAGCATTTCAACTGCTGAATCAGCAAACGAAGTGGTGGAATGGGTGAAAGGATATGCAGATCACATTTGGAGCAGCCGAGCAGTAGCCGCTCAAAAGATCAACGAAAAAGCAAAGGAATTAGGATTGATTTTGAACAAGGCAAAAAAATACGAAGATGCAAAACAAACAGCCGAAGTATAAAATATATGTCACTCTGATGGATGCGTACAAATGGTACGCATCCTCCGAGAGTGATGAATCAGAGCAGGAATTTATCAACAAGATCAACCGTGTACGATTCGAAAGCGAAGCAGCAAGTAAAGGGACGTGGTTCAACAATTTTCTTGACAGTTGTTTAGAAGGTAAAGAAAAGTTTAACCTGTGTTTTGTTGATGGACCTGTAAAGCAATTGGTGAATGATTTGGAAGGGGCTGCAAGGCAGATGTATGTTAAAACGATTGTTGATGTGGATGGAAATTTGGTTGAACTATACGGCTATCTCGACTATTTGAAGCATGATGTTGTTACAGACGTAAAAACAACAAAGCAATATGAGCTGGGTAAATATAAAGACAGCCTTCAAACACACTTCTATCCTGTTGCTCTTATTGATGAAGGCAACGAAATAAACAGCTTTCATTTTAAGGTATTCGATTTTGAACAGGTGTTTACCGAAATATACCCTGTTGATTATGAAACAAGTAAAGCGAAGCTGATTGAATGCCTCCGTGAAATAATCCGGTTCATAGAGATTAAAAAAGAATTGATCACTGATAAGAAAATCTTCGCACTCGATTAATGCCCCACAAGTTCACCATACACAAAAAAGAAGGAGCCTTTCAGAATGTAAAGGCATACAGAGAGTATTGGGCTATGGCTGAAAACGGGACGTATCAAGTAGAGATTAAAAAGCTATCGAAGAGAACGCTTCAGCAGAACGCATGGCTGCATGCAGTCCTCCCAATGATACGTGAAGCATTGAACGATGCGGGTTATAACGAAGTAAAAACAAACGAAGATGCAAAGCTTGTTATTAAGGCTCTATTCTTCAAAAGAATCATCACAAACGGAGTTGATGAAATAGAAGTGATTGAAGGAACAAGTCAACAGGATAAACTTGATTTCGCATCGAAGGCAGATGACATAATACGCTGGGCAAAAGATTATTTAGGTATAGATGTAGCTCCGCCCGGCAAATCAATAATGATGTTTGAATAACCAGATAAAAACAATTTATGGAACAAGTTTATTTCATAGAACAGTGGGGAAAGAAAAGCGATCCCCTTCATTTTCGGTTTACGCAATGCGTTCCCATTGAGTTTTTAAGCGTGAGCTTGTCGGGGACGGGTGTTAAATCTTCAATCAAAACAATCTGCTATTTCAGGATTAAACTAAAACAGAAAGTATGAGCACCTGCACCTTTCCCCTTTGCAAACAGAATGAATACAAGAATGGATTATGTATCAATCATAATCGTTTGTACGGATCAGCAGATGTAAAGAAAGCAGCCGTACCAATAGCGAAACGAAGCGCAAAGATGAAATCCAACGTAGCGATTCTTCGGAAGCAATACCCTGAATTTTTAGCGCAACCAGGCAATCATCTATGTAAACTAAAAATGGAAGGATGTCAAACTCATGCGGTTACGGTTCATCATTCAAAAGGTAGAATAGGGGAATTATTATTCGATCAAAAATATTGGATGCCTTCCTGTTTGGTTTGCAACATCGAAGTAGAAAATAAGGACGGCGAAGCAAGAGAGAAGGGATTGAAACTATCAAAATTTATAAAATGAAAAGCAAGCCTTGTATTTACAAATTGTATCATGAAAAGCAACCGGAGCAATTCTATATTGGCCAAACCAAATATTTTTCTACACGGCTCAGCCAGCATATTAATTTGCTTAAAAGCGGCTCACATTATAGCAAAAGGCTACAGCGAATTATTAACAAGTTTGGAATTGATGGATTAAGAATAGAGGCTATTGAATATTGCGATCCAAAACTTTTGAACGAGCGGGAAACCTACTATTTAAAGTCTTTAGAGCCGCTCCTTAATGTGTATATAAACGATCCGTTTGGAGGAGGACACAGGTGGGATGATAAACACAAAGAAAAGCTAAAGGGGAGAGCGAAAAATATAAACGGTCGCAAGGGCGCAAATAAGGGGATAATGCCTTCAAACTTAAAATTCATTCAAACCGATCCTCATATAAAAAATAAAGTAAGGCAAAAACTACTTGGAAGAAAAGCTAAGCCGGGGGAATATTTATCAAGGTCAAGAAAAATATTTCAATACTCTTTAAGCGGCGAAAGATTGGCAGAATATAATTCAATTACCGAAGCAGCTTCAATAACAGGAATAAGCCACACTACAATTGTTTTACAGGCTTTAGGTAAAAGAAAGTCCGGTGGTGGCTTCGTTTGGAGTTATAAAGCAATTGAATCAGGAGTATCGAAGAGTAAACACGTTCACTAATTTTTAAAATAAACTACACATGTCAAAGCAATTCATGCCAGAATTAAGCCCGAAAGACCGGCTTATGCTTATGCAGGAAAACGCTGCTAAGATCGAACAGACAACGTATCAAAAACCATTAACTCCCGAAGAGTTGGCCGCACGCAGGGAAGACCTTGCCGACAACTGCATTAAGCTTAACAAATTTGAAGATGAACTCAAAGAAGTAAAGGACGATTTCAAATTCAAGATGGACCCGTTGAAAGTTCACAACAAAAGGCTTCTTACGGAAATTAAAACCAAGCAAACCGAAGTTGAAGGTACCCTCTTCCACATGGCAAACCATGATGATGGTATGATGGAAACATATGACAACGATGGTTACCTCGTTGCATCAAGAAGGTTACGGCCGGAAGAAAAACAGGGCGCCTTATTTCAGTTAGGCAGAGCAGCAAATCAATAATCATAAATCAAAACAAATTTTGTTATGGAAAAAATGGAATTAAACGTTTACAGCGATGCAGGAGCAATCACCATTTTAGAGGGTAGTGCGCCGGAGCCATTGCCGTTAAGAGAACCGAATAAGATCGCTATCACAGGCGATATTCATTCGGTCGCCAACTTCATCAAAGATCGAAGCGAAGGCCACAGCTCGCAGGCTATTGACAAAAACAAAGCAATTGTAACAGTCGATAAAGATAAGAGAACAATTCTTTTGCAGCTTGATCCTGAGAATTATTACGGAACAACTGTAACGGCTACACTCGAGCAATCAAAAGAGCTTGCTCAATTCGGTATTAACACACCTTTCAGGTACAACCGCAAACAGCTTCTTGATCTGTTGCGTTTCAACCGCTTGTATTTCGAAGATAAAACACAGCATGCACAAGTGTTGTTGGGTCTTTCAAAACTCCGCATCAAAAGTGAAACAGAAATTCAGCAGGAAAAAGATAACCAGGGCAACAAACGCAGCCTGCATGATGTCAAGACCGTTGATGATGGCGGATTGGTAAAAGAGTTCAATATCACTGTTCCCTTGTTTAAAGGATTCGCACCAAAAAACATCTCAGTTGAAATATGCTTCGAGTTGGTGAACAACGATGTTTCATTCTGGCTTGAATCTGTTGGCTTAAAAGAGTTGATCGATTCTTCTATCGATGGCATCATTGAAACAGAGTTACAGGCTTGCGAAGGCTTTGTGATCATCTATAAGTAACAACAACCGGCTGCTGAAATTGAGTAGGCAGCTTTTTTCACAAGATGTAAGGAACAGTAAAACACAAGTAGCGTAATGTTCACACTTAAACTATACGACAGAAAGGGGACCGAATTGAACGAGGGCGATGTAGTACACATTTCCGATGGAAAAAGCTTTGACTTCTGGGCTGAGGTAAAATATCTGGAAAAGGAAAATGCTATCGCTCCCTTCCACACATTCTCATTCCACTCATTTGTAAAAGTTGATAAGGTGCCGGAGCATGCTGTAAAAAGCACAGAGGAAAGGTATAATATCTGGTATGTGTATAAGGAAAACGCAGAAACCGATAATGAAGCCGAGTTGTTTGAAAATTACTTAATGAGTTGGCGTGAGTGCGAATCGATGATTGATAAAAGATGCTTTCGAATTCAAAAATTAAAAGAACATCAATTAACACTTTTCAAATAAATCCAACTATGGCACTCACATTATTCGAAAACATAACCGAAGAGCTTACCGATCATGAAAAGAATGTATTGGTTCCGATGCTCATCTCCACAATGGAATACACCGGTGAGAATAAGCGAATCAAAGGCAAATCAATCAGCGCATGGTTCAAAGCCAGTGGCGAGAATGTCAGCGAAGCCAGGATAAGGAAAATGGTGAACTACATCCGTGTAACAAACAAGATGGCTCCCTACGTGCTCATTGGTGCTTCTGATGGCTATTACATCACCAAAGACGTTCATGTAGTAGAGAAGCAGATCGATAGCATACAGGGCCGTATTGATTCACAGGCAGCCGTTATCGATAGTATGAAAGCTCAGTTACTAAACTTAAAACGTTCGGCATGATTTACCCATTAGAAAAAGCCCGTACCTGGGCAGTCGATATATGGAACAAACTTTTGCCTCATTGCGAAATAGCAAAAGTCGCTGGCAGCATTCGCCGGGAGAAACCCGAGATAAAAGATATTGAAATCGTCTGTGTTCCAAAGCGTGTAAAAGTTGGCAATGTAGATCTGTTTGGTGGGGATAACCGCAAAGAGATCATCGATCCTGAGTTTGTAAAAGTGGTGGACAGTTTAGGTAAGATCATCAAAGGCAAGCATGATGGCAGAATGATGCAGATAGAAACAAAGCAAGGCATCATGCTCGATCTGTTCATGCCTGATCGAAACGATTACTACCGCATCTATGCCATACGCACCGGATCATCTGTCTATTCACGCAAAGTAATTGCTGCAGGTTGGTTAAAAATCGGATGGTGCGGCACCAAAGATGGCCTACGGTTACAAACCGAGTGTGATCCAAAGATTATAGAAGGAAAAACAATATGGACCTGTAAAACACCTAATCCAACGCTACCACCTGCATGGGAAAGTGAGCAACATTTTTTCCAGTGGATCGGGGCCCAATTTATTCACCCAAAATATCGAAACTATGAGTAAGGTAAAAAAACAAAGCAGGCCAAAGCATGAGCTCACAATCCTGCAAAAGAAACTGCTGAAAAAATTTGCAAGCGATCACACTACTATCGGTGAGTTGGCAAAGAAAGTAGGCACCTCTTATTCTTGTGCTTATCAGTACGTGTTACGAACAAACCTTCCGGCTAAAATGATCGAAAGCTCGGTGCAAAGGCGCAACTCCAGGTACGTTACACGCTCAGGTATTTTTAATGTTCACGCAGTCGAAAACACATGGCTTATCTGATATGGCAACAACAAAGATCCTTACCGGCTACGATCTTTCACGGAAGTGGTTTGATTTCTGTTTCGAAAATCCTGAGAAAATAAACCCCAATCATACTGCTTTGTATTTCTTCATCATTGAGCATTGCAACCGCTTAGGATGGAAAAAGAAGTTTGGCTTACCTACCTCAATGGCAATGGAAGCATTGGGTATAAAGTCGTACAACACGTATAAAAAAGTGCTGCTCGAGTTGATTGATTTCGGGTTTGTAGAATTGGTTCAGCAAAGCAAAAATCAATACTCTTCAAATATTGTTGCTCTGTCAAATTTTGACAAAGCACTTGACAAAGCACTTGACAAAGCACTTACGAAGCACAGTATAAAGCAAAGTGAAAGCACGGTACAAAGCAATGATAGTATAGATAAACAACTAACCATTAACAAAGAACCAATAAACAAAGAACAGGAAGATGTGCTTTCGAGTGGAGAAAAAAATAAAGGATTTTTTATCCGCGACCTCCCAAACGATCAGAAGCTAACAGAAATACAAATCGGTGCAACTGTTCAATGGGTACATCTTCAATGCAAAAAAACAATTGTAAGCGAAGATATTCAGGACGAATGGGAAGCATTTAAAATCGACAATTTCAAGAAAAAAGAATGGTACAACACATACGAAGATGTGCTGAGCCATTTCAGGCGATCACTTAGAAACAAATTAAACAATGGAAAAATCAATAAGCGAAATACTGAACATGCAGGGAATAAATCTCTCATCACTTCGGAAGGAGGTTTTGGAAGATTACAGTAAGCAAGGCATCACACTTACGGAAGATGAAGTGATCGAATGCCTGGTCGATGCATTGCGAAAAAAAGAATCCTTGCTCTTGCGAAAAAAGCAGGAAGAACGATTGAATCAAAACCGATTGGTGAAAACCGATTGGACCGTAAAAATCATCGATTCCTACATGCGCACAAGAGCAGCAGGCATCTTCCAAACTCCATTCAATTTCGAAGGGCAATGCAAACCACTGTACGACCTGCTATGCATGTACTTCGCTAATGATCCTGAGTTCGAAAACAACGCAGCAGGGTTGATCACCAATGAAGCGAGTTTGGAAAAAGGTATTCTCTTGGCCGGTGAGTTTGGAGTTGGTAAGTCATGGCTTATGAAGTTGTTTCAAAAGCAAACAAGGCAGGTTTACTTCATGCGCACCACAAAGCAAATCTGTTCCGAGTATATGGATCAACAGAAAGTACCGGACCAATACGTGAACCTGTTCGAGAATGCAGCTTTCGATGCATCTGTTTTCAATCAGCAGTTTTCCGGTTTGTGTATCGATGAGCTTGGTGCCGAAGATGTAAAGAACAGTTTTGGCAACAAATCAAACGTAATAGGCGATATCATCGAAGCCAGGTACGAAGCCAAAACAACCGGCAATTTTCTCCACGGCATTACAAACCTCAATGCTGAGGGTTTAAATGATTTCTATGGCGGTCGTGTAACCAGCCGTATGAAACAGATATTCAACATTATTCACTTCAAAGGAAAAGATTTAAGGAGGTAAAAAATATTTTAAAATAAAGAATATGGATTATCAAGAATTTCTCGAAGACTATAAGGAAAAGTTGAGCAATTATTGTTACGCAATTGCCGATTTGCCGATAAGAAAAAATAACGAGGGACGGTATTATGTAGATGCCGACTTAAAGGATAGATTGTATGTTATGGGCGGTCATTTTGATAGCGACCATGTAGCAAGAGAAATAAATCAAGGCGACTTCCCATTTGATGGAGTTGATAAGGAAGGATACTGGCATTTTGAATTTTTACTTAAATATTTTCAAGGCGACTATGAAGAACCTTCTTATATGGAACAACTTTTAGTTGTACCAGAATTTCAAATATCATTTGAAGATGCAGCAGTACAAGAAAAACAAATATCAGACGGAATTTTTACTTGGTAAATGTGCCAGGAGATGGGAAAACTGGATTAAAAAAAACGATGTTATTCAATGAGCAAAAAAACATTCACCCTTTCCGATTTACAGAACACCCCTGCAGCAAGTCGCAATCCTCATTTGTTTGGATCAGTTCAAAGTGTTCCACAGGAAACAAAAAGTAAATACCGGAATAAAAAAGTAGTGTTTGATGGGATCGAATTTGATAGTAAGAAAGAAGGCAATCGCTATCTGGAATTGAAAGGAAGGCAATTGGCCGGTGAAATTTCCGATCTGCGTTTTCAACGTCCGTATGAACTCGGAGTGAACGGCGAACACATCTGCACTTACATCGCCGATTTTCAATACAAAGAAAATGGAGAGCTGATTGTGGAAGATGTGAAAAGTAAGTTCACCCGAAAACTACCAGTCTACAGAATCAAGAACAAGCTGATGAAAGCAATTTATAATATTCAAATTAAGGAGGTGTAAAACCGATGAATTACGGCTTTCACCCCGTGTTTAAAGGGAAATTAAAATTTTATTATATGCCGAAATTTAAAAGACACATGAGCATTAACCTTGAAGGTATGCTTAGGAATTATGGGAAGAAGAAGATAAACATATTTGAAGATGAGGATGGAAAAATAATTTCAGATAAAGAAGCCCGAATTTATATACAGCAATGTTTATCTAAGGGATGGAAAGTAATTCCTATGGGTGGTAACGATTGTTGTGAGGGTTTTGATTATTCTGGCGGCGGTTGCCCCGGCCACGAAGTGAAAGATGATGCCGCCTAATTTCCCTGCCTTCACGGGGTGAAAGTATGGCGGTCCAACGAACAGGGCTTTATGCAGGGCTGATATTTGAAAGGCAAATGTTCAGCCCATAGGTGAAGATGATAGCGATTAAATGATGAGGATTTAAGTTTCAGCCAGACTTGCATAAAACCCCTTGTTAGTTTTTGTTTTTTTCTGTGCTGCGGAGCTTCTTTAAATTATTATAAACGTCAAAATAAAAATTATGGACTTGCTTATTAAATTCCCTGACCAATCAGAATCTTTTACATACGGAGTTGAGTTTGGCCGCTTACTTGAAAAAATTGAAAGGGGGGATGAAACTATAAAGAATAACGGGTTCCCGATTAGGTTAGAAAATAAAGCCTTATTAAAAATAACCTGCGAAAAATACGGATATATCCCTTCTTTCGGTCAGGTTCATTTCGGGGAATGGATTGAATTTATTGGAATAAAAAAAACTTCATCAAACAATTAAACTTTTAAAAATGCAAAAACACACACCGGGCGAATGGGTCGCTTTAAACAAAACAGGAACAGGTATCTATAAAATAGTTACAGATGGTATGCAAGAGATTTGCGAAACTCAAATGCCATACGGTAATGATTTTACAAGGCCGGAAGTATTTAAACAAGGTGAAGCTAATGCCAGACTTATATCTGCCGCCCCTGATTTATTGGCTGCTTGTTTGGAGTGCCTTGAAATAATAGACAGAACGCCTAATGCTTGCGGTTTAAATGAAAACGATATAAATGCAATGCCGCATGTTAAAAGATTGCGGGCTGCAATAAAAAAAGCTGAAATTAAGAACGTCAAGCCGAACAATGAACTGATGTGTGGCGTGGGAGAAAAAAATAGAAACTAACGGTTGGGGATTTGTGTCTGTTATTTTGCCTTGCAGACACTTCAATCTTAATACAAATTTCATAGGCAAAATAATAGCACAAATGCCTTGTTAGGCGAAGTGCGGTAAATTAAAACGAAATGTCAAAAACAACGAAGAAAGTAAAATCTCTTTCCCTAACAGTAACTTATAAGGTTGGTTACGGAGGAGTAGAAATGCCAAAAGAAATTTATGAGCAACTGTTAAAAGCTGCTGAAAATGGCGATGAAATTGAGATGCACAAATATCCCGATGTAGCCGACTGGATGTCATCAAATGTTAGGGAAAGAGATTGTATGGACTGGAAAGCTGAAATAGATGAACTATCGTAGCATTTCGCCTAACGGTTTTGGGCTTTGCGTAGTAGCCCTTAGTAGAAACTTAAATTAACCACGACACTTGATAGGGATATTACGCAAAACCCTTGTTATGTGCCGTTTTTATTCAAAAATTATGGGACGTAGAAATTCATTTGATTTTGCACATACTTGTCCAAAGATTGACAAGGCAATAGATAGTTGTAAAGATAGTATAGAAAGCTATTTGACGGATTACATTAACGAATTATCTCCAATGATACCTGATGCAGAAGTTGAAAGAATTGCAAAAGAATGGAGCAAACAAATGTATGATGATATTTCAGATTGCTTTGAAAGTGTCCGTCAAACTAACGAAGAAATGAGAGATGAAGCTAATAGGCAAATAGCTAATTTAGAAGATGAACTTGAAAACGCAAAAGATGAAGTAAAACATTTGGAACGTAAATTGGATGAGGTGTACTAAAATGGCACATAACGGACGGGTATTTACGCAGTGGGCATTGCATAATGTTCAAATTAAGCACAAATGCTCGTTGCCCATTGCGTAAATACCTTGTTATATGAAGTGCCGACTTATTTAGTAGGATGTTCAATTGAAAACGAAAACAGAAAAACAAAAAGAAAAAAAAGCGATGGAAAGAATAAAAAAAAATTGGTTAGACTTCTCTGTTTATTGCGGAGATAATGTTAAATTATACAATGGGGATTGTTTAGATGTAATGGATTTAATGATTGAAGATAATACTAAGGTTGATATGATATTGTGTGATTTACCATACGGAACTACTGCCTGTATTTGGGATATTGTTATTCCTTTACAAAGCCTTTGGGAAAGGTATAAGCAAATAATAAAACCAAATGGGGCAATAGTTTTATTT